TGAGATTGTTGCAGAAGGAGGTATAACCTCGGAAGAAACATTGCAAAATATATTTCAAAACTTTTGCATCGGCAAATAGCTAACTATCTGATTATCAGATAGTTATACAGTCAAAACCTATAATTTTCTGATAGAAAATGACTTATATAGATGGAAAATAAGCTGTTTTGAGAACCATATTTTCTCTTTTTAGCATATGTTTTCCTCATTTTTGTCCCCAGTTTGTCCTCTATAGTGGCATCGGGGGACAAAATTATGTCCCCCGATGTATTTTTGAGATTTTCTCTATAAAATCCGTCAAAATCATAAATATTTGATGTCTGAATAATATTTTTTTATTTCTCAGCCTCGAATATATTCAAATTTTATAACGCTGATAAACAAATATATACATTAAAAATATTCGGGTCAGAAATTACAACAGATGATATTCTATTATAGAAACAAATAATATTCTATTGAAATATTTATTTTTACTTTTACATAAGTCAGATCTACGGTTCCAAGTTTAAAAAGAGACATTCAGTAAATGTCCCTTAAATGTAATCATTAAAGTTTCAAACTCAACTGGAGTTAATCCGGAGTTAATCCGGTGCTGCAAGCACCGGTCTATGGGTGTGAAGAATATTGCAACAAGCTTTTTATACTTCAAAGATATTCCAAAGATAGCTTTTAATCAACTATTAGATATAAACTCTAATAAGATATGGCTTAGATGTTCTTATAAGCATATATCACCAATCTTAAGATAATACTATCAAATAAAAAAGCCCTCTTTTAAAAGAGGGCATAGGATATCAAGTACACCTGAAGAAGAAGGTTTATAAGGAATACTCTCTTTACCCTACATAACGAAGATACTAATTTTATATAAATAAAACTATTGCTGTCCAATAAAACTTTTCGATTACCTTATAGCTTATTGATATATACACAATTATAAAGCAATCTCAATTTAGAGAAAGGACTTGTACATAAAAACAATATTTATAATCATCCCATCAAATATATTTATCAGACACTAATAATAAAACAAGTCCCGAGGAATTTGCATAACATCTTTAACCTCACAGCCATTATGCATCATTAGATACTATATTTTATGCAGCTATTTAAGAAATTAATAGTCCGAGCAAAATTAGGTATTCCCCAATATGCTACAATTCTGAATATTTTTTTATTATAATATACCTAAATATGTTTTCTCTTTTCAAACATATTGATATTGACTGCGTCTATCAGCTGAAAACATCTTCTATATTCCTCCCGGTTCTTCATGTATATCTCCTGGCTTTCCTCCGCTGCCTTTATCAGTCTCAGATTATCACGCTCAAACAGGAACTTGTCCCACTCTCCATATTCAAAATATGTATCCGGTATGTATTCAGTGAGTGAATTCTTCAGTTCAAAACCTTTCCTGGATTTGAACATATCTTCTATAATCCACATCTTAAAAAATTCAAAATATTCAACAAACTGATTCATCTTCATCTCCTGTCTTGATATGAATGTTTTCACGAAACCACCTTCTTCTCCAATCCAGTCACCTAACAGCATTCCGTCATAGCAGTAACCTCTTACATTCTCCTCTTTTTCTTTGCTGTAAAAACAATAGTTACTGTTGAACAGGAAGAACACCTTCATTATTTCCCGATTTGTAACCGGACGGCTGTCCTTATGTATTTTAAAGAACCTTTCTTTGTATCTGTCAAAAAAATGCCCAGTAAAAATAAGAACCACGTCGTTTGTTACTGCACCTACCAATAATTGTCCTTTATACTTGAATAACATTGTGAATGTGGGATTCAAAATACCAACCTCTTTTTTCGACTCTGCATAAAAAGAAATGTACCATTCGTTGAATCTTCGTGTCTTGATATTCGCTTCCCACAACCACGGGAACATTGTCCTTTTTTGAGCTGTTTTCCTGAATTTCCGTACGTAGTTCTTCCATCGTCCTTTTACTTCACTAAAATCTGTCTTGATTTCTCTTATAAGCTCCTCCAGTGTCATTGTGTCAAGTACCATACAAATCTAATCTTTATTCGGTAAAATATCAAGTCATAATTCTATTTGAATACGATTTGTTATTTCCGGTAGGTTGAATAGTAAAATAATTATTTATCACGCAGAAAGATCAGATACGGGAGAAAGAGGACAAAACACTGATTTTCCTCGTTTTTGCAAAATTAATATTTTATTGAAAACACGATATTATAAGAATTAGAATATTTCTTATCCGAACTTCACAGAAAGAAACTACCGGCAGGAAGTACGACAAGTTAAAACAGGAAGGATAGACTTATTAGGAGGTATTACAATCATAAAAACTATAACCAAAGATTATTGTTTTTAAATAAATGATTATATTTGGGAGTATACATCGGTTATAATAGATAAAAATGAAAACTTTTATACAGATTACAAAAATAAAGACAGTATTACTCTATATTATGCAGAGTTTCCCCAAAGGAGTTGAATGTGCAAAGCTTTTTAGAATTCTTTATTTTGCACAACAGGATTATCTTGTCAAATATGGAAAGGTACTTATAGAAGACTCTTTTATGGCATTGAAGTATGGTCCGGCGCCGACTTATATTTATAGGGTCCTACAGGCTGTAAAAGAAAAGCCAACAGAAGAAAGCTTTAATGATTTCCTTGCCGGAATAGAAGTGCATGAACAGAAAATTTATGCTTCTGCCAAACCTGATATGAACTACATTTCAGGCTCAGACAAGCGTTGTCTGGATGCTGCCATTACCAAATATAAGGATACAGATCCTTATGACCTGTCAGACCTGTCACACGACTTGGCATGGAAAGAAGCAAGGGCACGTATTAAGGATAATCCTCAAAAGAATCTGATTACCATCATAGATATTGCAAGGGCCGGGAAAGCTAATAAGGAAATGATAGATTATATCCGCGAAAAACAAATTGTAAGAAACGCTTTATCTTAAAATTACCGGTACGCTTGAAAAACTGAAGGCCACAATTGCTGAAGTCGAATTAGTAGATATTCCATCATTTATCGGTTTCACTAAGGAAGGAGTCACATCTATGGATTGCTTATAGTAAGATAGAGCCAGTCTTTTTCTCTACGAATAATGAATTTTCACCAAAATTTAACAACTAACTTCCACTTGCCAATAACAATTCGTTATCTCATTTAAATCGTACCATACGCCCCTAGAAACAGGCACACCTTCAAACATAAAATTCTACATTTAAAAGATTTGCAGTCTGCCGTATATTCAAGCTCTCGCAATACACCTCTGCCGAACTATCGGACATTACCTCTGCAAAGTTAATCTGCAGGTCGGAGTTATTGCATTCCTGCCTGTTGAATGTTTCCAGTAACCCGGTACGGACAGCTGCCCGATACCACAGGCTATCCTTCTTACAGGTTTCTAAAAACAGATCTGATGCTGTCATATTACCATATCTGACCAGAACATAGTCCATTATCTCTATTTCACACTTAGAGAACTCACTGTCATCAAAATCGGCTATAGCCTCAATAAAAATTCCACCGTCCCTGAACTCTGTCCTGACAAAGCCTTTCAAAATATAGGGTACGTCTGAAAGGTCAATAAAGACATCCTTTGCCACAGGACCTGCCTGCCACACCTCATATGGCATGCCGATGAATGCGCAAACATATAGAATATAAAACCAAAGCACAAGAGAAACACAATTATTGTATAATATACCAATGTATATCAGCTTTTTATAAAAAGAATGCAGATTTGCATTTATTGTTGATTTTAGCCTTGAATAGTGTTATTTATGGTTTTTATGTTACTATTTTGTTGTGTAAAAACGATTGTTTTTCGATTAAAATTCTTATCTTTGTAGAAGAAGAAAATAAGCAATTCAAGTATATGGCTCGTACCAAGAAAATAGAATCAACCCCTGTACGCATCCGGTTCAAGGAACTGGAAAATGGAAACAAGTCTATCTATCTCGATATTTACTACGAGAAGAAGAGGCGGTATGAGTTTCTGAAATTGTACCTTATCCCAGAGAATTCCTCGGAAGCAAGAAAGCAAAACAAGCATACAATGAAAGCTGCTGATGCAATAAGGGCACAACGTATTCTTGAAATATCGAACAACAGAACACCCGTAACCATTTCAGAAAAGGCAAAGGTTTTACTGGTTGATTGGGTAAACGAGTATAAGAACAGAAGTATTCAACAAGGAAAGACATCATCAGAAAACCATGTGCATTCAGCCTTAAAACAATTGCGGAAATACAATGCCAAAGCTCGTTTGTGCGATGTGGATAAGGATTTCTTGGATGGCTTTGTTGAATTTATGAAAGGGCAAAAAGCAAGGCGTACCAAAGCTCCTTTTGCCAAAAAGACCATATCCAATTATTTTGGGGTTATCATTACAGCCTTGAATATGGCAGTTGATGATGATGTGTTGTCTGTAAATCCCGGATTGGCGATTGACAGGAAAGCCATTTGCGGTGAAGAAACTCCACGCGAGTATCTGACTATTGATGAAGTCCGCAAGCTCATAGAGGCGGATGCACCAAGAGCAGATGTGAAAATTGCATTTTTGTTTTCCTGTTTCTGTGGATTGCGGTTAAGTGATGTCCGTGCCTTGCAATGGAAAAAAATCATTGAAGATAACGGGAATATTCACATGGAGTTGCGACAAAAGAAAACTGGTCGGATGCTGTACTTGCCACTCAACAAGCAAGCGCAAGCCTATCTGCCTCACACTAAGAGAAGTGCTGAAGATTATGTATTTTCTCTGCCTTGCACTTCTACCATTGATTTACAGTTGAAGAAGTGGGCCCAAAATGCAGGAATCAATAAAAAACTGACCTATCACATGAGTCGGCATACTTTTGCAACAATGGAGCTTACCATGGGGGCAGATTTATACACAACTAGTCAGTTACTTGGTCATGCCGATGTGGAAACAACACAAGTTTATGCGAAAATCATAGATGCTAAAAAAGAAGCCGCTGTATTACTAATAGATTCTCTATTCTAATATTTATAGTCAAACAGAAATATATTGCAAATTTTGCATGTCGCAATTATCTGTGTATCAGTCATGCAGAAAGAAATTTTTCGTAATTCAATTCTGTTTGACCATAACAATCTTATTTCTATTTTTAAATTATACAGTATGTATTGTTTAATTAAAAATACTGTGTATATTTGCATTTTGTAGAAACAGCCTCTTTATGTCTGTTTCTCAGAAAGCTATGTTATCTATTATTGTATAGTAACATTAATCAAGATAACAAAATGCAATTAATCTTTTCATGAACAATAGTACAACAAAGGTAATATGGCACGTAAGAAAAAGCAAGTTAAAGTAAAAGAACCTGTCCGTTTACGTTTTAATGAACTCAAAGATGGCAGGAAGTCTATTTATATGGATATTTACCACAATAGCCGGAGAAGCTACCAGTCATTGAAACTCTATCTTGTACCCGAAACGGATGTGGCGGCACAAATTCAGAACGCAAATACGCTCGCAATGGCCAATGCCATTAAGACCGAGAAGATATTGGATTTAACCAACAAGACAGCCGGCATTACAGACCGTTCGTATAAAGCGAATATGCTTTTCACAGATTGGATGAGGATTTATCGGGAAGATGTGGAAAAACGAGCTTCGGTATCTGCGCTCATTTGGGTGGATCGAGTGACCAGTGAACTGGAAAAATTTGATAATAGTGTGACGCTTGCAGAAATAGACCGGGATTATATCATGGGATTTCTCAGCCACTTACTTGACAGACCTGCACTCACCCGTGACCATAACCAACTGGCCAAAAATACGGTTTTCCTCTACCTCGCTTATATACGGGCTGCACTAAATTATGCAGTCAAGGAGAACCTGCTCCAGTCAAGCCCATTCAAGAAAATCAAACGGGATATGCTTTCAGGCTCGGAAGCCAAACGTGAGTATCTTACCGTAGAGGAAGTAAAACGTCTTATTGCAACTCCTTGCCGCCGGGATGATATGAAGGCTGCATTTTTGTTTTCCTGTTTCTGCGGTTTGCGCATTATGGACATCAAAAACTTGTGTTGGAAACATATCAGTAAAAACGGGAATAGTTGGCAGGTAGAGATACGCCAGTATAAAACCGGCGCATTGTTGTATTTACCATTAAACATGAATGCCCGGAAATGGATGCCGGAACAAGGGGATGCTTCTTCTGAAGACCGAGTATTTCCCAAATTAAGTATTTGGTATAAAAGCATACTTCGTGATTGGGCCACAGATGCCGGAATCGAAAAAACTTTTTCATTTCATGTCGCGAGGCATACGTTCGCAACGCTGGCCTTGACCGCAGGGATTGACATCTATACAACGAGTCAATTACTGGGTCATGCCAATATCAGACATACTCAGAGGTACGCACAAATCATCAATTCTAAGAAAGACCATGCCGTCTCCCTTTTGGACGACGCATTTATTCAATAACCTAAAACAACAGATTTATGAAGCGTAACCGTAGAAATGCTTGCCTTTTTTTAAAACAAGAGACCGGCAAACAAGCCGTACAAGAGTGCCAACAATGAGCGTAATGAACTTTTTGCCTTACTGAAAGAAGCCTCTTTCACTTACCGAAAGGAAGTTCTTGGCGAGGGTAAATTGTATGAACTGTATGCGGAGGATTTTCTGAATGGCCATCATTACAGTGACCACCGCGATGCTGCCGGGAAAAACGGACATCGGAAAAATATCGGTATTCTCAGGGGACTACTGATGAAACGTAAAGACCTCGTGGAACAATTCTTCTCCCATGTGCTTTTTGCTCCCAACCGTATGGATGAGTTACTTCGTCTGTTCAACACAACGAAAGCATCCTCCGGTTTGAAAGAAGAACCGGATAAGCCACGTCCTGAAACGAATCTCCAGACCATGTCTTTGGGTAGCTTTTTGAATGATAACCAACTGAGCCTCATTGCACATTGTGCGAATGAGGCTCAACTTTTTACGACCTCTGTGGATGTGGGAATACTGCGTTCTCTTTTGGAAGGCACGTTGCATCGACCGCTGAAATCCACCAATAACCGATTGGTAGCTTTCTTTTTCGACAGGTTGTGCCACCACCGTCTCATTCTCGGACGTTGGGAACATCTGTTGGAACAGGCCGGTTCCATATTGGGGTCAAAAAACGGCCGCCCGCTCAAACACGGTCAGTATTCCAGTGCGCTTAGTCTTGCCAAGAGCAATCCCAACAGTATGCAGGAGGTAATCAGCCAATGTATACAAACAGTTGTAAGCAGTCAAAAATTGGCTCATAATTGAAATCTCTATCTTCGCTGCGAACAAAAATTTTAGAATTTATGTATAGCAG